TGTCGAAGGTTACGCGATTCGCTTCAATGAACCCGCGATTTTCAATTTTGGGGGAGAAGAATTTCGAGAAATCATTGATTCTCGCGCCTTGGATAAGGCTGACATGACCGACGTACCCCTCAAATACAACCATTCGGATCATGTCATGGTGATGGCCAGAACCAGGAACAAGACCCTGCAGCTCATTCGAGACGAGAAGGGTCTTTTTATTCGCGCATTGCTGGCTGACACCACAGCCGGCCGCGATCTGTACACGCTCATCAGGCGTGGGGACATTGACAAGATGTCTTTCGCTTTCTCCGTTGACTATGAAAACAACGGAGACGAGTATGATCGCAAGACTCGCACGCGCACCATTAAGCGAATCAAGAAAATTTGGGACGTCGCCGCGGTGGATACCCCGGCTTACAATAGCACGTCTATCTCGGCAAGGAGCTTCTTCGAGATGGAGATCGAGAGGGAGCGCAAGGCGGCGGAGGCTGCTGAATTGCGGAAGAGATTGCTACTGAAAACTTACCTGTAAGGAGATGAACAGAAATGTTTGAAAAACGTTTGAAGGAAATCGAAGCCCGCAAATTGGAAATTCGCAAACTGTTGGAGCAAGAAGACGCGAATGTCGACCTGGATGCGCTGGAAAGCGAACTGCGCGAATTGGATAAGGAAAAGCAGGACATCGAACGCCGCCAGCAAATCGCCGCTGGCATCCAAGCCGGCACGATCGGCGCTAATCCGATGCCGAAGCCGGCCGGCGAACAGCGCAATTTCGAAGGCATGGAACGCGACGCTATTCTGGCTACGCCGGAGTACCGCAGCGCATACCTGAAACGCCTGCAAGGCAAGCCGCTAACGGACGTCGAAGAACGTGCGCTGACGACGGCGGCAAACAGTGCCGGCGCTGCTGTACCGACGACGACGCTGAATATGATCATCGACAAGCTGCGTCAAACGTCCGCGTTGTTCCCGCGCATCAACGTGTCCTATGTGCCGGGCAACCTGTCGCTTGTAGTGGCCAACGCCAAAAACGCTGCTTCCTGGAAGGCAGAGGGCGCAGACGGTACGCCTGCGGATGATACGGTCATCAATGTCAACCTGGCCGGGTATGAATTGATTAAGCTCGTCGAAATCTCCGCAGCCGCGCAAGCCATGACGATCGACGCATTCGAAGCATATATCGCTTCGGAAATCGGCCGACAAATGGCAATCGCTGTCGAAAATGCGATCCTCAACGGCACCGGCTCCGGTCAACCGACGGGCATCCTGACGGGCATTACCTGGGATACTACGAACAGCACCACGTGGACAAACGGTGGCAATATCGGTTATGACAACATCGTCGATGGTCTCGCGCTGCTGCCGACCATGTACCACAACAATGCTGTGTTTGTGATGAACCGCAAAATGCTGTTCTCCGGCATCCGCAAAATCAAGGCGACCGACGGTCAGCCGATCTTCACGTACAACCCGCAGGACCGCGCAGCCATGACGCTGCTCGGGTATCCGGTCATTCTCGACGATTACATGCCGGACGACACGATCCTGCTCGGCGACTTCTCGTACTACTACATGAACTTCTCGCAGGCTCCGCAGATCGAATCGTCCAGAGAGGCCGGATTCAAGAGCGGCAAGATCACGTACCGCGGTCTGGCCGTTGCCGACGGCAAGCCTGCGCTCGCCGAAGCGTTCGTCAAGATCAGCGAAGCCGCATCTTGATGCCGAGGTGATTGATCATGGCGCTGTTGGATGACGTGAAGCTGGCGCTGCGGATCTCCAGCAGCGCCTTTGATTCTGAAATCTCTGACTTGATCGCGGCCGCGAAGGCGGACCTGAAACTTTCCGGTGTGGAGGAAACCAAACTCATCGATACCGACCCGCTTATCAAGCGTGCTGTCGTGACATACGTTAAAGCCCATTTTGGGTTTGACAACCCGGACGCAGAACGGCTGCAGCAGTCCTACAATATGCTCAAGGCACACTTGACGCTTTCGACGGAATACACGCCGGCGGTGGAATCGTTATGATGTGGCGGGATGTGGTGGAGCTCATAACGGTTGAAAAGGTCGATGACGGAGGCGGCGGGTATACCGAGACGGAGACGTTCCGGGAAGTATTCGCCAATCGCAGGTCGATTCGGCAATCCGAGTTTTACCAGGCGCATATGGCCGGCTTGCAACCGGAAATTATGTTTGAGGTCCGATTCGCTGACTACAACGACGAGCGAAAATTGCGGCATGAGGGGCGCAGGTATAACGTCATTCGGACGTATACCAAAAACGAGGAAACTCTGGAGCTTATCTGCCAGCGGGAGGCGGGCAACTGATGGCTAAGGCGCGACTAAAAATCAAAATTGAAGGTGCCGAGGACGTGCTGCGGGCGTTCGACCGCTTCGACAAGAACAGTCGGGAAAATCTTCGCACGGCGGTGAAGAAGAATGCGAACGCGCTCCGTAAGCAAATCAGAGATAGGATTGAACAAGGCGATCACGTTGTAACTGGAAACCTTCGGGACAGTATTGCCGCTAAGTTTGAAAAAGACGGTCTCGGCGCCGATGTCGGTCCAACCCGACCGAAAGGCTCCCATGCCCATTTCCTCGAATTCGGAACGGTCAAAATGCCCGCACAGCCATTCATCACGCCATCGGCCGAAGAACAGCGGGACAAATATCTGGATGACGTTCGTAATGCCATCAGGAAGGCGATCAAGTCATGAGCGGATCTGCATTCTGGCCACTCCAGGTGGCGGTGCGTCAGCGCCTGCTCGCCGACTCCGCGCTCATGTCGAAGATCAAAGGCGTGTTCGATGCGGTGCCCGACGGCCAAGCATTCCCTTACGTCACCATTGGCGACGTGACCAGCGTCCCATATCGGACATTTGACGGGTTCGGCGAAGAGTGTACGATCACGCTGCACATCTGGAGCCGCTACAACGGATTCAAAGAGGCGGCAGAAATCCTCGACCATCTGAATCGTATCCTCGCGGATACGGTTTTTTCTGTGCCTGGTTGGGAGATGGAGGGCTGTTACTACGAGTTTTCAGAGACAATCCGCGACCCTGACGGGATTACGCGACACATCCCGGTTCGGTATCGCGTGAGACTGCAAAAGCAAACAGGAGCAAACAGCTTCTTGACACCATTACAAACTACGGAAAATTGAAAAAAAAGGGAGCGTGATTCAAAATGCCTGCAACGCCTGGATATGAAGGCGGTTTGTACATGGATTCCGCCGGAACGGAAACGCGTATTGCGAAAGTGCGCGAAGCGACACTGACGATTGAAGCTGAAACGATTGATGCAACCAATTTTGACACGGAGGGTTGGGCAGAAAACATCCCGTCGTTTCGGTCGTGGAGCGTCGACGCTGAACTGCTCTACGTGCCGGACGACACCTCGCAGGAGGATTTAGAGGACGCGCTTTTCGCTAATAGCCCGGTGACGGTTGTTCTGTACCCGAAGGATGCCGCGAGCATGAAGGGGTACAAAGGCACAGCATACATCACCAGCTATGAAGTCGGCGCTCCTGTCGACGATGGTGTGACTATTTCGGCCACGCTGACAGGAACCGGTCCGCTGACGAAAGTAACCAAACCGGCATCCTGATACGGAGGTAAACCATGAGCGAACGATCTTTCGTTGAAGTGGAGCTGGGCGGCAAAACCCGGCTCCTGAAATATGACTTTAACGCCATTTGCGAAATCGAGGAACGCACCGGAAAGGGCGTGGCCGCGATTTTCTCGGAGCAAAGCGTCGGATTCAACACAATCCGGCTTTTTTTGTGGGCGGGCCTGAAATGGAAGATTCCCGGCCTCCAGCCGCAACAGGTCGGCCAATGGCTTCAACAGGAAGCCGAGCAAGGACGGCAGCCGATGGAGTTTATGCAACCGATTCTCATTGCTCTCAAACGAGCAAAAATCCTGCGCGAAGTCACGCCGGATGAACTGAAAAAAAACTCGATCGGCAGCCCGGAGACGGACGGCTCCCCTGGAGAGAACTGAAACGGACCGCCTTCGGGCTGCTGGGCTTAAAACCGTGGGAATTCTGGCGACTCACGCCGGGCGAATACATGGAAATGTGCGAGGGGTACAACCTTCATGTGGAGCATGAGATGCAGCGGATCGCATGGCACGCCGCGAACGTCATGAATGTGCATCTGCGAAAGCGGCATCGTGTAACGATCGATCAGTTGCTTGGCAAAAAACGAATGATGACGGATGTTGAGCGGGCAGCGGAGTTTGAGAAGTTGAAAGAAGCGATCAAAAAAATTAGACCATCCTCTCCGGAATGATGTATAATTATGACAAATTTTTGGGAGGGTGGTCTACTTGATCGCATTTTTGGGTGTGATTTCATTTCTGGCATCAGTGGTTAGTGCGATACTCTGGATTGTAAATCGTAAAGATCCGATTAAAAAAGGGTTATGGCGGAATATTACTACAGCATCGTTCGTCCTGTTCGTTATTTTGCTTATTGTTGATGGTCCATCATCACCGTCAGATGTAGTGCAGAACACACAGAAGAAAACGGAGGATAATCAAGTGGCTACGACGTCCGTAGATCCAAATGAGGAATATAAACGGAAAATTGGTGTGCTGCTCAATGAACTTTTGGACGAGTATCAAGAACAAAAGGCGGCTTATGATGAGGCAAAATGGGCGGCATTTCTGCGTGAGTACCGAGCAAAACATAAAGTGGAATCGGACAAGATGACCGAAGCCAGCGTCGCTGTGAAAACAGCAATGTCCGACTTGTTGACACTGGCAAATGAGTTGACAAATGATCTTCAAGGGCGAAACGCCGACATCGATTTTTTCAAAAATTCAATCCAAGAAACAATATCGAAATAAGTCATAACAACGAATATCCAATCACCTTCGATCGAAGGTGATTTTTTATTTTTCCGCAAAGGTGGTGACCTACGGTGGCCCGTGAAACAATCGCAAGCATGGCCGTGCGTCTCGGCATTGATCTTTCCGATTTTGAAAAGAACATGAAAGAGTTTCAGAAGACATGGGGCGGTCTTGGTCGCCAACTCCAGGACGCCGGAACTAAGATCGGAATGACCTTTACAGCCGCAGGCGGTGCGATTGCCGCAGGATTCGGTTTTGCCGTCAACAAGGCGATGGACTTTGACGCGCAGATGAGCCGTGTCTCCGCTATCGCCGGGGCAACAGGTGCGGAGCTTGAAGCACTACGCCAGACTGCGCTCGATCTCGGCGCCAGTACGTCCAAGAGTGCGACGGAAGTCGCAATCGGCATGGAACTTATGGCCGCGAAGGGCTATGACGCTATGCAAGTCATCGCCGCCATGCCGGGTGTGATTGCGGCAGCTGAAGCCTCCGGGGAGGATATGGCACTTGTCGCGGATACGGTAGCTAGTGCACTGAATGCGTTCCAGCTTTCCGCTTCCGACGCTTCCCGCGTGGCCGACGTGCTCGCTATGAGTGCGAACACAAGCGCCGCCGGAGTGATCGACCTCCAGTATGCTTTCAAATACGCCGCGCCCGTGGCGAACTCGCTCGGGATTTCTCTCGAAGAGCTCGCCGCCGCAACCGGCATCATGGCCGACAACGGCATGAAGGGTGAGCAAGCCGGCACCACGCTCCGGGCGGCTCTCCTGCGACTCACAGACCCGTCCAAAGAAGCCAAGAAGATGATGGACCAGCTTGGCATCTCTGTCACTGATGCGCAAGGAAAGTTTCTCCCGTTTGACCGGATCATCGCGCAGTTGGCAAACTCTACGGCCGGTATGACCGACGCCCAAAAGGCGCAGGCGCTTTCGACCATTTTCGGCACTGAGGCGATGACCGGGATGTTGTCGCTGGTCACGGCAGGCCCGGAGAAGTTCCGCGCGCTGACAACGGAGTTGGAGAATTCCGGGGGCGCATCGGCGGAGGCGGCTGCGAAAATGAAAGATAACCTCGCCGGCAGTATGGAAGAACTCTCCGGCGCCATTGAAACGCTGCAGATCGGTCTCGGCAGCGCGCTGGCACCGGCGATCCGCGCTGTGGCTGATGCGCTCACGGGCGTGGTCAACTGGTTCAACAACCTGTCTCCGTCGACGCAAAAATTCATAGCCATTGGCGCGGCCCTCACCGCAGGCCTGCTCACGCTAGTCGGTGTGCTCGGCTTCGTGGTGGCCGGGATCGGAGCAATGATCACGGCGGCTACAGCTGTAACCATTCCAGTCCTCGGAATCGTCGGCGCCGTCGCTGCTGTGATCGCTATTCTCGGCGTGCTCGTGGCGGTAGTAATTCAAAACTGGGGCACGATCAAAGCAAATACGATCGCTGTCTGGAACGCCATCGTCGCTGGTCTGCAAGCCGCGTGGGACTGGATCGTTGGAATTTTTCAGTCGGTTTGGGATGTCATCGGTCCGATCGTAACAGCCGGGTGGGAAGCGATCACCTCATACTTCAACGCCACATTTGAGACGTGGAAAACAATCCTGACGGCAGTATGGGATACCATTAAGACCATCTTCTCGACGGCATTTCTCGTTATCACAAATCTTGTCACCGGCAATTGGGACGAGATTGGAAAAGTGTTCTCCGCCGCCGGAGAAAAGCTCAAATCTATCTGGAGCGGCGCATGGGAAAAGATCAAATCCATCTGGTCGAACGCTTTCGAGAAAATCAAAAGCGCCGCATCCGAGGGATGGGACAGGGTTCGTGAGCTCTTTATGACCGCTTGGAACGGGATTCGTGATTTCTTCTCGGGTCTGCCGAAACAACTGTATAACATCGGCCGCGATCTGCTCACTGGACTCATCGATGGTGTGAAGTCGATGGTTTCACGACTCGTTGACTCTGTCATGAGCGCAGTTCGCAGCGCAGTCGACGCCGCGAAAAGTTTTCTTGGCATCAGCTCGCCGTCGAAATTGTTCGCGCAGATCGGCGAATGGACCGGGGAAGGTTTTGCGATTGGGTTAGATGCGAGCGGAAGTATAGTCGCCGATGCAGCGCAAAACATGGCCGCTGTGCCGCTGACCGGAGTCGAGGACATGACGGCAAACATCCCGAATATCTCCACTGCGGGGCCGTCTGCCGCACCGACAACGCTAATCCTGGAACTTGACGGCCGCGTGATTGCTCAGAAAACGTTTGAACGCATGGGCGGCACGCTTCGTCTGAGGGGTGCGGTGACGTGAGCGCGTACAGCATCGTACTCTCTGGTACGTCCGGCACATATGACATCACCAGCCGCAACCGCGCGGCGAACCTTGACCGCGCTCTTGGGGAGGCTGCGGCAACGCTGGAACTGGACTGTTTCGACATTTTGGAAAACCACGTCATGGACGAGGTGACGTTGACCGTAGACGGCGTCGTGCGGTTCCGCGGCATCGTGAAAGAGCAGGACGACACAAAAAGCGGCACGCAGCGGACGACCCTAATGCGTTGCGTGGACAACACCGACAAACTGCACCGCCGTCTTGTGGCCGCCGTGTTCGAGAACCAGACCGCGAAACAAATTTTGCTCGACTTGATTTCACAGTTTGCGCCGTGGGTAGATACGTCACTTGTGAACGACATCGGTGGCCAGATCGAGACGATACGCTTTGACTATGACACATTGGGTGAAGCGATCCAGAAGCTGGCTGATATCGCGGGGGCGTACTGGTATTTGGATCACGATGACAAGTTGCATTTTTTCGCAGGCTACGACGGTATAGCGGCGGCAAACTTTGACGCGACGCAAAACATTCTGCGAAATTCCTTCCAGCTGCGGACCACGGCGGAGGATCTTTCCAACCGCGTCTGGGTCATAGGGGCGCGGGCATCGGCGGCAACGTATACCGAGCAGTATTGGACGGGCGACGGTCAAAATGCGGTATGGTCGATCGCTTACGAGCCAAACTATCCCGACGTGTGGGAAAACGGTGTGCCGAAGACGATCGAGGTAGACAAGGGAGCGGCAAGCAGCAAGGACTACACGTACGACAAGAAAAACCGAGTTCTGAAACGCACGGCAGGGCCGCTCCCGGCAGGCGTGACGCTCCGCTTCCGGTATCGTCCGACCGTCCAAATCATTGACTATTTTGAGGATCCCGGCTCAGTAGCGACATACGGACTGTATGAAAAAGCGATACGGGATAAGAAAATTACAGACCGAGCAGCTGCGCGGAAACGGGGCCGGGAAGCGCTCAAGCGCACAAAAGGGCTGATCCGGCTGCCGTCGTGGCAATCGCGGACATGGGATCTGGCTCCCGGGCAGCTAACGACCGTCACAGTGCCGTCGTTCGGATTTTCCGCACAGTGCCGCATTGATCGCGTGTCTGTGACTTTTACACCGCAGGAAATCGTTGCTACGTATGAGGCGCAGGAGGTGCTCACCTAATGCCGGACGGAACGAAAGACTTGGCGAATCTTTTTTCCCGCGTCACGGCGCTGGAGCAGGCTGATGCGGATGCCGAGCAGACCGTCGCCCGGATCGTCAAGGTCTATGGCACGCTCGGCATCCGGGTCACGGTCACGGCAAGCTTGCATCAATATTGGATTTGCGGACAGATCGAGCAGGCCGGCTTTTTATCGCCCTGGTTTCCCGCGGAACAAATTATCACATGCTCAGAAGATCGAATCATTTAGGAGGTGCCTATATGCCAGGAAATACGAAAACCATTGTGCGCGATGCGCAAAACATTGCCGCGCCGCAATACTTCAACCCGACGACGGACGCATACGAATACGCACAGGGCGAAAACGGCGGCGTGCGCATGAACAACTACGTGCGCACCGCTGGCGGCGTCTGGGTGCCACAGAAAGCTGCCGACGACGGGACAACTCTTGTTCAACTAACGGGGAGTAAAGCACAACAAAAGACCGATGCTGTCATTTTTAATGCTGTCGCACTAACGAATGTAACACCTGTTAACTCAGATGCCATTCCGGACTTTCACAACTACAATAAGAGGACTCTCTTAATAAGAAATACTCACGATGTGCCTGTCGAAGTGGGCATAGTCAACACTATGCGAGGTAATTTTGATCGCTTAAGTTATGGCCAAGTAAATCAGGAACAAAAGGTGACGATAGGTGCAAATGGGGGATTCTCACCGGTTTTGATAACGGGTGAGCATTTAAGAGCGCTAGATCACATTTTTGGATATGATACACGGATTCAGGTCAAGGCGACGGCTACTCCGACAGTCGGTAGTATAACTGTACGACTTTTCATGGAGGTGAGATAATGCCAGAAGAAACTAAACAAGCGATAGTTTGGGCGTTGCAGCAGAAGGTTGTCGACCCTAGCGGAAATGAGTGGCCGTTGACTCTTGAAACGGAGCAGGAATTGGTTGATTTCGTGCGATTGTACTTCAATGATAATGGGATTTCGTATAGCACATTCTCGTATGATGATCTGCTGCCGTTCTTCAACTAACGAAGTTCGATAGTGAAAGAACCATGTGGCCAGAAATGGCTCCTTTCTCTTTTTATGGGGGTGATCTTTGATGATCAACAATTCCGGCATCCAGCGCGTCCTCGAACTGCTCGATGCCGACTTATCATTTATCGCCGTCGGAACCGGCGCAGCACCGACGCGAGAAGCAACACAGCTTTCGAACGAACTGCTGAGAAAAGCGGTCAGCGAAACGCTGATTGACGGAAATATTCTTTTGAAAGAACTTTTCCTGAACGAAAATGAAGCGAACGGCACACTGACCGAGCTCGGCCTTTTCGGCGATGGCGCGACGACCACGCCGGGCACGGGAGCGCTCTTTGCCTCCAGCGCGGCCAACATCATCAAAAACAACACGCAAAGCTTGACGGTGAGTTTTGAGATCGACGTCTTGGAGGTGGCCTGATGCCGTACACAAAAACGAACTGGCAAGACAACGAGACGCCGCTCTCGGCGCTAAACATGAACAAAATCGAGCAAGGCATCGCTGACGCGCATTCTGCAATAGATTCCCACGCCGCCCGCACAGACAACCCGCACAACACAACGGCGGCGCAGGTGGGGGCGGTGTCGAAAACCGGGGATACGATGACGGGCGATTTGTCCATTCAATCCAGGTGGCCAGCCGTTTGGCTAATCGACACTGACATAAACAATAAAATCAGTATC